GTTATGAGGTTGTCCTGATCTATCAGAGCATCCTCAAACAGCGTCGTTTGAATCTGCTCTCGATTTGAGTTGCCTTTGGGCATGTAATCAAAGCTGTTGGCCGGCGTGATGATCTTGTCGCCAATTCTGAAACTTTGAATTTCCGGCATGCCCGCCAAAATTTTGCGATAGTCAACGGCCACCGCTGGTGCTTGCGCGGCGTAAAAACCTTCGCCGTACATTTGAGCGCCCTGCCCGCTGCCCATCTTCGACAGGTCGATTTCGCCGAGCTTGTTGCGCTCAGTAGGCGCAAATTTGTGCGGGGTGCCGTGGTACAGCTTGATGTACTTCTCGACCAGATCTTTGAGGCCACCGACGAGGCCGCCGCCTGCATAGCCCTCAGGCTCAGCGGCAAGGAGGTCAGGCGCCGCCAGCCCCAGAGCCGCTGCGGTGGCAGCGTCTTTTCGCCACGGGTCGAACACCGCAAAGCGGGAGCGTATTCTGTCCGGGTCGAAGAACATGCGACTCATAGAGCCTTCGCCCTCAATGTTGTTTTTGTAGGCTATAGAATCGTATCCCCTGTCCTTGACAATTTTTTCAAGAGCGTCCTCATACTGCGGTTTCCCAAATCGCTCATCGATTGCCGTGTTGGCCATGTCAACCAATTCGCGCAAGGCGTCTGGGTCATTTGTAACTACGCTATCCTTGAACTGATCAAACGGCGGGCTCCACGTTTCCTTGACAATGTTGCTCAACAGGTTTCCGGGGGTATCCCATCGCCCAAAGTCTGGAACCTCTAACACTCGGCCGGGGTTGACCTTAAGCGGCATGATTTGAGCGCCGTTTATTCGATTTGCAATTTCTTTTGCGCCCTTCTCGCCGCCCTCAACGTCGGTGTAATAGCGTCGCATGTGGGACGGAATTATCGCGTTGAATGCTGTCTCCTCGTTGCCGACATGCACGCCAAAGTCGGTGCCCCGCGACGAGCTGGCAGGCGGCCTTGGCAGCAACACCGATGGGTCATGCTTGGTGCTGTGATAGGCATCAGTGCTGAACCCCATCGCTGCCGCGCGCTCCGCAGGAGTGTTGTCGGGGCGCAGCCCAAGACCATGTCGCTCAACCGGCAGCGCAGCCCGCTCCTGCGCGAGTCTCAGCGCCTTTTCCATCAAGGCCGCGAGGCCTCCCCTACCGCTCATTTTCGTCTGCCAGTAGGTCTGGTGCGGCCAAGCCTAGTGCTGCGGCGATCCCAGAATTCATGCGCCAAGGATCGAAAACCGCAAAGCGGGAACGGATGTTATCTGGATCCATCACTGCAATTTCATCAAGCGAGCCATCGTTGTAGACCTCCATCGAGTCAGGCGTGCGCCTAAGCGTCAAGGGCTTAAATCCTGAGCCTACTCGCGCCGGATTGTCAGCCTTGAGCAGCACTGGGTACATCGTCGCCCTGTCGCCTACTGCATAGTGCTCGGCGTAGTCTGGCCGAGGGCTAAAAAAACTTCCGTCGCGAAAATTCATGTAGCCGTAAGGTTTGTTCTCGGCAACAGCCTGCCGATACCGGGCCAGCACTCCGGCCTCGTCATCGGTGTTGAGCCTAAACCTCTCGATGTCCGGGCTGCTGCTGCCATGATACGCCGGCACCGTGAAGCCCATCGCCTCGGCCCGCTCCGCAGGGGTGTTGCGAGGACGAAGCCCGAGCCCATGCTGCTCGACTGGTAACGCAGCCCGCTCCTGCGCGAGCTTGAGCGCTCGCTCCATCAGGGAGACGAGGCCGCCTTTGGCGTACTCTAGCTCGCCAAGATCCTCAGCCTTGAACCGAGGCAAGTCAGCGACGCCGTGCGCGTCGTTGATGGCCCTGACCTCGTCATCGGTCAGCACTCGGTTGACCCGCATGTCGCCGCCGATAAGCCAGTTGCCGGTCATGTTGGGATTGGTCTTGTAGCGGTAGTAGCCGCCGTAGGGCACCTGATCTGTGATGTGCGCGGTCTTGAGGTCTGGCAGGCCAGCCTTGGTCATTCGCGCTCGGCTGTCGGCAATTGACTGCCAGTCAACATCGGCCGGCATTTCGATTTCCGCCCACACCTGATTGTCGGGGCGATAGGTCGGCGGCGAGCCTCCACCACCGATGTGCGTCGCGATTGGCAAGTCTCCGGCATGCCAGCCCGGTCGGTATGCAAGATCGCCCAGCTTAGACTTGACCTTGCCCTCAGTCTTGCCTGCTGGCCCCGCTTCAGCGCGAAGCCACTCACCCATCGGCACAGGCCTGTCTGCATCAACGAACAGGGGGAACAGGTGCTCTGGGTACTGCGGGTTGGTGCGGAACAGCTTGTAGGCCGTCACGGTTTCCCTCGGCGCCTCCAGCGCGGCCTTGAAGGCCTTCTCGGCTAAAGCCACCAGACCGCCTTTGGCCATGCCCGGCCGCAGAGTGCGGATGAGGTCGTTGTGAGTCGTCTGGTCTCCCTCAAAAGCGTCCCAGTTCCCGTGATGCACAAGGTGCTGATAGTACGGCTCAAGGGCAGGATCTATCCTGACATCCATCGCCCGCTGCCTGTCGCCCATGCGGTCAACCGCCTCGTAGCCGCCAATGGGCCTCCCCTGCCGAGAGCGCGCCATGTACTTGCCAGCGTCCTCGCTGGACATTCCGGTGTGGCCTTTGATTTCTCTAGCGTCGAACGTGCCGATGTCGCCGCGGCCCAGCATGCTGGCCGGGAATCCAGACTTCCCGCTTGATACGCCCTTGATGCCCTCGGTGAAGCCGCGCCAGTCGTCAATGGGGGCGAACAGCATCTCGTTCAACTCGCGCCCTTTCGGGGCTAGGTTCTCGGCGGCATAACGCAGGTCGTCGGCCAGCATGTTTTGCATTCCGAAGACCCGGAACTTGCGCCGGATGTCCTCAATCGAATCGGTGTCTGCGACGCCCTGCTCAGCGAGGTCGAGGTACTTCTGCCCGGCCGGGCTCAGCAGCCAGCTAGAGAACGCGCCCTCAGGGCGAATCAGCTCCGACTCTGGGTCGTAGATTTTGAGGCCGGCGCTCTCAATATCGTGAAGCTTTCGGGCTGTTCGCATCACGCTGCTTCGGGTTATGCCGTACGCCTTGAGCAGGTCTCGCGGCCCCATTTCCCCGCGCCGCGCCCGGTCGGTCTGGTCAAGCATGAACTGGCCGAAGCCGTCTTGAATGTAGGCCGGCACCTCCTCGATGTAGCCGGTGTCTCGGTGGACATCGGACAGCGGGCGCCAAACCCAGTCGTCGATTTTGGTCGTCGGAGCGTCAACGTGCTCGGCTATCTGCTTCAGCCTGCTGAGCGCTGACTTGACTCGCGACGGCATGTCAGCAGTTCCAAGCCCGCAACGACAGCGCTTTGCGCGTCGGCTTGCCCTTCTCGTCCTTCATCGGGCCGGGCATGCCGCCCATGCGGGCGCAGAAGCTCTTGCGCCGCGCGGCGTCCTTCTCGGTCTTCGGATGCGGCGCCGGAGGCTTGAGGTTCATCCCCTCGGCCTTAGCCGAGGCTCGGCCCTTGGCATTCAATCCGCCCTTCGGGTTCTTGCCCTCCTTGCGCGTCCATGCTGGGGTTTTAGGCGGCATAGGGGTTTGTCCTCTCCTTGCGGTATTTTCGCGGCTCATCATGGTCTCGCGCCACGGGCAGCTCAAACCATCGTTCGTTGCGGAGAAATATAACAGCCTGAGTGAACGTGTCCACATAGTCGTCGTGCTCGGCGACCGGAAACTTGCCGACCTGCTTGAGGAAGCCAGCGGCCCACGACACCGTGTGCCCGCGGTTCTTCGCCGACTCGGGAATCCAAATCAGCTCCAGCTCCAGCGTCGGCGCCGCCTGATGCGCTCGGCTGACCTTGTCGGCGTTGCCGGGGTTGTAGCCGACAGCCGGTACCTTGGCTAGCCTGAGGTCTTGCAGCAGGCTCTGGCCGCTGGCCTTGGCCTCGACCAACACCCGGTCAGGCCGGCGCGGCCGGGCGTAGGGGTTGTCTTTGGTCTTTCCGCCGCCGCCGTACTCGGTGCTCCAGTCCTTGATGGCTCGCGCCCTGAGGTCGGGGTAGCTCAGATGCTCGTCCCATGCGTCGATTAGCATCACGTTGCGCTCGCCCTTGTGCGTAAAAACGGCCCACACCGTGCAGGCGGTCGGGTCGCCGGTTGACCTTTCCGTAAACGCACAGTCGTAGCTCTGGAGGATGAACTCAAACTGCGGCAGCCCCTCGTCAGCCGGCCAGAGCTGGAAGTGCTTGGTCTTGAGAATTCCGCCATCGGCCGGAGTCGGGTCTTGCTGAAGCTGCCCGGCCGTTCCGTAGGTTCCCAGCGACTGCTTAAGCGACTCGATTTCCGCCCTGCCGAATCGGTCAGGGCAGATGAGTTCTCCGGCCGCCTTGCGCGGGTCGTAGGCGCCCAACGAGGTCGTGCGCCGCACGCCGTCGTACTCGGCCGGGATGCAGATGTGTTCCCAGCCACCGCGCTCAAGGATGTGTCCGCTAACGTCCTGCTCGTGCAACCGCTGCATGACGACCACCATTGAGTCGGTCTTCGGGTTGTTCAACCGGGTTGACCACACCATGTCAAACCACTCCAGCGTCGATTCGCGCAGAGTGTCCGACTGAGCCTCCTGAGCGCTGTGCGGGTCATCGAGGATGAGCCGGCTGCCGCCCTCGCCGGTCGCCGTTCCGCCGACACTAGTCGCGATACGGTAGCCGGTCTTGTCGTTCTCAAACCGCTGCTTGGCGTTCTGGTCGCCCGCTAGAGCGAACAGGTGCCCCCAGCGAGACTGAAACCAAGGGCTCTGCACCAGCCGCCGCGCCTTGAGGTTGTCCCTGATGGACAGCGTGCCGGAGTATGAGGCGCACAAGAACTTCTGCTCCGGGGTTGTGAGCCACTCCCACATCGGCCACATCACCGAAACGATGGTTGATTTTGAGTGCCGAGGCGGGATGTTGATCAGAAGCCGCCGGATGTCGCCCGCGCTCACCGCCTCAAGGTGCTCGCAGATTTGCTCGATGTGCCAGCTCGGGATAAACGGGATGCCCGGCTCGACGACATGCCACGCCTGCCGGACAAACTCGTACAGGCTCGCACTGGCCGAGCGCTTGACCAGTTCGGCGTCTACCGCCGCCCTGAGCGCTGCCGCCGTCAGCAGCGTCACTGGATGACCCGCGAGACGCCCTCAATCGCCGGCCGCTCAGCGAGCCCGGCCTTGCCAAGCATCGCCTGCATCTGCCGAAGCTCGGCGTCGCTGAGGTTGCCGAGCGAGACCACCGCCTCGACGGTCGTCGTCGCCTCGCTCTTAACCTGAAGCGGCAACACCTTCCCGACCAGCGCCATGAAGGGGCCGGGATTCTCCACCGCCTGCTGCGCGAGGTACGCCACGCCGCCGGCCTCTGAGAGCGCCGTTAAAATCATGTCCTTCAGCGCCGCCGTATTTTTGTTAGGCGTGCCCGGTTTCCGGCCGCCCTGTCTAACACCCTTTGGCATGTCTTATCAGCGCTACTTAAGCGCCGCCTCTATTTTTTTGCGATTAATTCAACCGCAATTTTTAACGCTAAATCTAAAACAATCTGGCGCAAGCCAGTGGCACTCGCACTCCCCACTCTTGGTCTCATGCGGCCATAGGATAACCCATCCATCCCCCTGCCGGTCGAAGCTGTCGGCCGCGAGCGCCGCCTGCGCGGCCACCATAGCCACCGTCATCTGCCGGTAGCCCCTGCGGTACTCCCGCAGGATGCTCACTAGCTCTGCCATCCCCTTGCGCGTCATCAAGACCATCCTGACCTCCCCGTAACGGTACTGGCCGACCCGGTAACGCCGGTAACTGACGTAACCCCCCTAAAGGGGGGAGTTACGTTACGTTACGTTCGGCGCTACTTTTGCCCCCGGTAACCGTTACCCTCAAGTTACGATACGTTACGTTCCGTTACCCGGTAACTAAACGTAACGGTTACCCAGAAATTACGTTACGTTACCACTCGATTTGCGCAGCATCAGCGCACTGGCGACGACCGCATCGGCCATCACCCAGCCCTCGTCCCTCGCCTCGATGAGGCCCGCCTCCAGCAGGTCGGCGATGAACTTTCCGGTGGCGCTGGGCTTGACCATCTGCCTCGCCGAGGCCTCGCTCAGCCCCTTCTGCTCGACCAGATAGACGATCATCGCCTCCCTGCGGACATACGGCTGGCCGGCGTTCTCCTCGGCGCCTGCGCCCCACCATGCGTTCTCCCAGAATTTCCGGTGCTGCGTCAGCTTGCTGTCCTTCTTCCCGGCCGGCGCCGAGGGCTTGGCGCTCGGGTCAACGACCAGCACTGCACTGCTCACCGGCTCGCCATCCTCATCCTGCCAGCCCGGAATCTCGACCGACTCCAGCCGGCCGTAGACCGGCTCAGCCAGCTCGGCGTCCTTGCTCTTGCGCTGGATGATTTGCAGCGGCTCGCCGTCCTTGCCGGGCACGATGGAGACCTCGATGTCGAGCGCTCCACGCCACGCACTGGAGCCTCTAGCGCGGTGCTGAGCCTCCTCGGCAACGCCAGTGTGATGCACCAGCAGCACGCTGCACTTGAACTCCGCCATCAGCGCGTTGCAGGCGTCGAGCATGGACTTGGTGTCCTGCGCCGAGTTTTCGTCGCCGCAAAGGAATCGGTGCAGCGTGTCGATCACAATCAACGTCGGCCGCTCCGACAAAAGGCGAATATGGTCAACGACTCTGGCGTAACCCTCCGGCGTGTTGAGGTCGCACCCGTCACGGCTGAGCCACATCTTGAGCGCTGTCACGCCGTGGTGATGCTTCCAAGCCGCGACGCGAGCCCGAAGACCATGATGGCCCTCGCCGGCCAGATAGACCACCGCCCCGTCGCGAACGGCGTGCTGCGCCCAGTCAGGCAGATGACTGGCCAGACGCAAGGCCCAGTCCAGCACCACAAACGTCTTACCGCCGCCACTGGGGCCGTGAACCATGATGAGCGCCTGCGCCTGCACCCAGCGCTTCACAAGCCACGATATGGGCGCTGGCTGGGCGCTGAACTCGTCGGCGGGGATGAGCCAGTCGTGCGCCGCTGGTGGCGCCAGCAGCAGCGCGAGGTCATGGCCCGACTGCGCGAAGTCGTTAGCGTCGCCCCTGATAGGGGGCAAAACCATGCGAGCGCCGTACTTGGCGCAGGCCTGCTCTGCGTACCGCTGCCCGACTCCCGACTCGTCGTTATCAGCAACGACAACAATCTGCTGGGACGGCCCGTGCATAGCGCGGAGCGCCCCGACCACTGGCACCAGATTGCTGGCGCTGTAGGCCACCACGCACGGCCGGCCGGAGACCTCGTGGATCGTCGCCGCAGTCGCGAAGCCCTCGGCCACATACAGGACGCCGGGCTCATCTGGCGAGCCCACAAGCCACATCTTGCCGCCGGTCTGGCCGCCGGGGTGATACAGCTTTCCGCCATCGGCGTCGATGTACTGGAGCGAGCTGATGGCACCGTCAATTCCGCAGAGGGGCACCATCAGGCGGCCGTCGCCGGTTATCCGGGCGCCGTGCGGCTGAATGCCCTTTCTCTTGAGGTACTCGTGCTCAGCGCTCGCAGGGCCAGCGGACGACCAGATTTTATCCACCGTCTCGGCGGCGGTGGCGCGCTGCTTGGCCTGCTCCTCATCCCGCGCCGCCTTGGCCTCGGCCATCCGCCGAGCGTGTGCCATTTCCTCAGCGGCGTTCAGCGGGCGCCCGATGTCAGCCCGGAACGTGGCCTCAATCCCTGCGCGCCAGCAGCCAAAACGGCCCGCAGGAACGCCATCAGGGAAAACGATGTACCAGCCTGACTTGTCTCCGGCCTTGCCTGACCCCCTTGAGCCAGACCGGAATCGGTGAATTTTGCCGTCCAGCAGGATGTTGTCTGGTGGCTCAAGGCCTGCCGAAAAAATCGCATCTTTCAGCTGGATTTCCGGCGGATCTGGCCGCCTCTCCTCTGGCGGCGGCGACCAAGGCCCGCCAAAAATCTTCGTCAAGTCTGCCATCTGAACTCCCTCTTTTTTGTCGTTGCCGGGCGAGTGTGCTACTGGTTTTCGTCGGCTGTCAACGTCAAACCGTGACGCCAATTGCCGGTGACAAATCAGTAAAAATAATTTTGTCCGCTTGTTGACGTACTTTATTTTAAGGTCTTAGAATTACACCCAGACAGCGACCGGACTTCCCGACTGCTAGGAGCAACTGAAGATGAGCACTGACCTTTCCTTCCTTGATTCAGAAGCCATCGGCCTCAACCTCGTCGAGGCTGAAGACCGCGCAATCTTTCGCCAGCGCATTGCCTACAAGTACCGCTGGTATGCGGTGTGGGCCGTGAACGAGCACATCGGCGGAAACTTCCGCACCCGCGCCGCCGCCGTCCGGGCGCTGGCCGACAAGTACATTGAAGTCACCAAATAAGAGGCAGCAACATGAACAACATCAACAAGACCAACAAACTCGCCGTTGTGATCAGCGCCGCCCTTGCGGCGCTGAACCCCCGCGCCCACTACGCTGCGGACACCATCAGGGGCCGCCAGCGCTGGTCTGGCTCCGACCTAAAGGGCAAGGCCAAGAAGTTTGGCTACGGCTACAGCGTCCAGCGTGACAAGGCCTACGCAGCGCTTAGGGCTGCCGGTGGCCGCATCGTGGCCATCAACAAGGGCCTGCTGGTCACCGCCGTGCAGGTCGGCGTGGACGACTACGGCAACATGATTTTTGACACCCCCAAGGGCGTCGCCGTGCAGATTTCGTCTGCCCGGGCTCGGCTGGTTCGGGCATGAGCGCCCGCTGGTCAAAGGATTGGGACACCGTCGGGTTCTTTGTGCCCGACGCCCCGGCTGTTGATGCCGTCGAATTGTCGCACGACGATGATGACGGCGACCGCCATGTGGTGGATGGCCGACAGCTGCCGATCAGCGAGATCGGCACGCTGACCTTTCCGGTCACTCTACTGGGCAAGTCGGCAAGCGCTGAGCAAGTGCTTTCGTTTGCGCAGCAGTGCGGTCTCGACCGCCGCACCGGCTTTGGCACCTATCATTCGGGGGCGGTGATCGTCGTTGCCGACGGCGAGAAAATTATTTTGCACTGGTCGCGACCAGACGCTTGACGGCCTTAAATTAAGGCCCTAAAGTTCCAACCCACAGGGCAACCGGATTTCCCGACCGCCCAAAGGAGCAACAGATGAACAAGTTTGAAGCCAGCGTTGTTAGCGACCTCTATCTGGCCGGCCGTCAGGAAGACGGCGTGCCGTTTCATGCCGAGCTGTTTTACGTTCAGGTCGAGGCTGAGGATGGTCGCCGCTGGGCGCACTCGCTGGTGATGAAGGGGTGCCGGGTAGAAATCGATGAAGAAGACGGCTACTCCGCCTTCATCGACATCCGCGACGAGGTTCGCCCGGTGCTGGAGCGTCTGGCCGCCAAGGTCAACGCTCATTTGGCCAAGGGTGGCAAGCTGGACAAGCGTCACTGGGACGAGCGCTCCCCCGCTTACGGCTCTGAGGCTTACATCAACAGCGGCGCCGAGCTGGAGACCATCATGTGGGAGAAGGCTCAGGGTTAAGAAGCCACTGACGAGGCCCGGGGGACTGGGCCGAAACCCCGCTCCGGCGGGGTCTGGCAACCAACAACAGAGGAGAAAATTGCCGATGGCTATCAACCTGAGACGCACCAATGCCCTTGCGGCGGATGGTGTCAAGATTCTGGTCTACGGGCACGCTGGTGCCGGTAAGACCAGTCTGATCCAGACCTTGCCGACCCCTGTGATTTTGTCCGCCGAGGCGGGCCTGCTGTCGCTGGCAGGGGCGGACATTCCCTTCATTGAAATCGTTGACGCCGCCAGTTTACGCGAGGCCTACCAGTGGGTCGTCGAGTCGGCTGAGGCTCGCGAGTTCGAGAGCATCGCGCTCGACTCGATCAGCGAAATCGCTGAGGTCGTCTTGAACGCCGAGAAAAAAACGGCGAAAGACCCTCGGCAGGCTTATGGCGCCATGCAGGAGCAAATGGCGGACATCATCCGGGCGTTCCGCGACCTGCCGGGCAAGAATGTTTACTTCACGGCCAAGCTCGAAAAGGCCACCGATGAAATGGGGCGCATCCTGTATGCCCCCTCGATGCCGGGCAACAAGACGGGGCAGAGCCTGCCCTACTTTTTTGACGAGGTTCTGGCGTTGCGCGTTGAGCGTGACGCCGAGGGCGTGCCCCAGCGGGGGCTGATGTGTGATGGCGACGGAGTTTGGTTGGCGAAAGACCGCTCCGGCCGGTTGTCTCCTTGGGAAGCGCCCGATTTGGGCGCGATCATCAACAAGATTGGGGGGCCGTTCTAATGAACAAAAATGTGGAATTGATGGAAGCGCTGGCCGCTGAATGGCGGCATCACAAGGCCGCTGAGGAGGCGGCCACCAGCGCTCGCCGCGCCATCGAAGACCAGTTGGTCTCGATGGCCGGGATTTCTGAGACCCTTGACGGCACCGAGACGCTGGCG